GTCTGTTATCTACGGACATATTCATCGCGTTGAGGTTGCTTATAGAACTCGGATTACTGACCACGGTCCAAGAACTATTATGGCAGCAAGTCCAGGCTGTCTCTGTAGAATCGACGGCGCTGTGCCGTCAACAAAATCCGGGGCAGACGAGTTTGGTCGCCCATTAATGCAGGGCGCAGAAAATTGGCAACAAGGTCTTGCGGTTGTTCAGTACCAACCAAAGGGTGTTGGTGATGAGTGGTTCAACTATGAGCAGATGTGGATTTACAATGGCAGAGGCATATTTAGAGGAATTGAATACTCCTGCTGAACAGAGAGATGCAAAGATGCAGAACATAGCCCAGTTTCAAGATGATGGGGATATTAGATTCCCCGTTATTACTATTTCTGTGTCGGAAGATGACTTGAACGAACCTATTCATGTGGATTTGGGTTCTGTCCCTCCATTTATTGCTTCTGCCGTATTAGAAAAAGTTGTTTTGGCGTTGAAAATAGCGGTACCAGAGCCAAAAATAACTTTTAAAGGAGACATTATTGTTGCCCCGCCAATGGCAATCATTGATGACTTATTTCAAGAGTTTTTAAAAGATGAAGACGAAGACGAAAATCCTTAGTCTGCCTGCTTGACAACAGGCCAATGTTCTAGCATACTCTGTTACAACGAGGTGCTTACCTTGTATCCTAAAAGTACAACACTCTAAAAGGAGTATCTATATCATGGCAACAAACAGCCGTCTTAAGGAACTTAAGGGTGCCCTCAAGGATGTACTCGCCAAGAATGACGAAATCGTCAATCATGTCGATGCTAACCGCGAAGAGGGTGGCCCAGAAGTTCAAGTTGAAGTAAAGCATGTCGAAGCATTCCGTTCAGGACTTGCTAAGGCTCGTGAAATCCGTGCGGAAATTGAGGCACTCGAAGGTCACGAAGAAGTTAAAGCATGGGCTGCAGGTTCGTCTGCTCCAGCGGCAATGACTTCAAAGAACCTTTGGACCCCATCAGATGAGCGAAAGTCCATTGGACAACGCTTTATTGATTCCGAGGAATTCAAGAGTGTCGCAGGTGGCCGAAATGGTTATACGATGCACGCTCCATATCAAGTCAAGGACATTTTCACCGCATTGCCATCTGGCACTCCTGGTGATTTTGGAACCCCACAGCGAGAGGGCATCGTTGAGCGCGCCAAGCGTATCAGTCGTGTTCGCGACCTGTTCCCAGTCCAGCAGACCAACACGAACATGATTGAGTTTTTCCGTGTAAGCGGTTTTACCAATAATGCTTCGACAGTTGCTGAGCGCTCAGGTTCACCTGCAGTGTTCGCAGCAAAACCACAGTCATCCATGACAGTGGTTGGTGTGCAGGCTCCGGTCCGTACTATTGCCCACTTCGAAGTTGCCCACCGCAACGTTCTTGACGATGAGCCAACACTTCGTGGCATCATCGACAACGAGTTGCTCTACGGCCTTCGTCTTGTGGAAGATGACCAAATTCTTAACGGTGACGGCACGGGTTCAAACCTGACCGGTATCCGTGAGACCTCGGGCATCCAGAATCAAGTGTGGAGCGCAGGCGTTCTTGGTGACACTCGCATCGACGTTATCCGTCGTGCAATCACCAAGTCACTGCTTGCCTACTACGAGCCAACAGGCATCATCGTTCACCCGAACGACATGGAAGATATCGAACTGACCAAGGATGCTGAAGAGCGTCACTTGATGGTCATGTCGGTTTCTCTTGGTGCTGAAGCACGCTTGTGGCGCTTGCCAATGGTTTCAACTCCAGCAATCACCGAGGGCTACGCTCTTGTTGGTTCGTTTGGTATTGGCGCCACTCTGTACGACCGCATGGAAGGCAGCATCCGTGTTGCTGAGCAACACAGTGACTTCTTCATCCGGAACGCAGTTGCGGTCCTGGCTGAAGAGCGTCTTGCTCTTGCTGTTAAGCGTCCAGAGTCGTTCGTTGAAGTTGAATTCGACGGCGCACCAGAAGCCTAATAACTAAAGAGATAAAGTAGTTAGCCGGGGCGAAAGCCCCGGCTTTCTTCTTATATGGCACGCATCAAACACAAGCCTTTTGAATTTAGATTTATCGGACATTGTCCAAAATTCGCCGAACTAAAAAATTCTATTTTATCTTTGTCTAATGATGACTGGGACGAATTTACATATAGACAAAACAACATTATTGGCCACAAAAAAACAAAGACAATTCCACTTTTGTATGATTACAAAAAGGGCAGCAGAGAAATTCGTCATTTAAAATACGAAATGTTCGAAAAGCATCTTGATGAAATTTCTAAACATCTATCCTCGCTGGGTGAACCATCAAGCATAAAAAGAGCAAACATCGTCTTACTTCAAGCAAAATCTTCAATAGGGAATCACATGGATAGGGGTGAGTTTTTGCAATCAACTGGAAGAATTCACATACCAATCCTGACTAATTCTCAGTGTTATTTTGTCGTAGATACTAAAGAGCAAAATCTCCAAGAGTCAGAGTTATGGGAAATAAACAATACGGACAAATACCATAGTGTCCATAATGATGGGCCAACTGATAGGATTCATTTAATTATTGACGTTCATTAAATTGAGGTTAAAATATGACACACGTAATTGCTCCGCGAGATATTTTTGAAACACAAAATGGTATTGCTATTAGAGTCAAAAGCAAAGGCGACAGACTGACTGTTGACGAGGCAAAAAAATACAGAGTATTACCAATTACTGTTTCTTCAGCGCTAAATATCGAAACGAAATAATATTGTGAGCGAGGCGGAGCAAGACGGTGCACCGCATTACGATTTTTCTGCTGCTTGGGGTTATCCTCACGCATTCGCTTTAATAAAAGCCGGATTACAAAAAGTATTTATGGCGCGAGAAGATTTTAGTCCTGAAAACCCATACGAACAATTAATAACCACTCTCACGACAACAGGGATGATTCATAGCGCTTATCAACTCAGAAAAAACGTAGAAGTTAGATATGGCTGGGAAATGCTTGATGACGACAATATTGTAATGCACTCCTGTTTTGGAGTTGTGGAAAAAGTGGATATAAAAGTTCAAGCCAAAGATATGGGGTTTTTGCTTGATTTGGGCGATGATGAGTTTGGGGCGTTTGCTTACAAGGATATTTTTTGGGTATGCGAGGCCGATTCGGACCAGTTTAAATAATTTTAAATTTTGGTGTATTATCTGCCGCATGGCCATAATTACCCCAACCGACCTAGAGATATACATTGGGAAAACGTTTACCGATGCACAGGAAGACGCTGCTCAATCTATCATCGCCAGCCTTGAAGCGGAATTGGGATACTACCTCAATAGACCGCTTGGCCCTCGAACATACACAGAAGAAGAACATAAACTTGTTCCAAACCAACGTCAAATATTTTTACGTCACGCACCGGTTCAAAGTGTAACTTCTTTTTATGTAGGTCTCGCCGGAGAAGAAGTTGAACAAAACGTTACCGATTTTGATATTTTTCCATGGGGAATAGACAATATTAGGATTGCAGGAACAAGCAATCAAGCAGTTGTTACATACACGGCAGGTATGACATCAGATGACACCGTTGCTTTGGAAAGAGTTTTATATACCGCAGCAACACGAGAGATGGGAAAATATTTAATAGACGCACAAGGACTTTCAAAATTTAAAGTTGAGGGTACTGAATATTTATTTCCAGAACACGGCGAAGGAGGTTTCACTCCATCGGAACTCAACTCAGTTAAAAGATTTAGAAGAAGGGTAATAATTTAAATGAGAGGCGCTCGCACCGCAATAATTGTAAGGAATATGGAGGCAGATTTTGCCGACCAATCCGCAGAAGATGAAGGCATCTGGACAAATGAGGGTTCGGACGTAACCGTATACGGCTCAATTCATCAAAAAAATTCTGAAGATGTGGATGAAAGCACTACAGGGCAACTTAGTGAAGAAAGAAATATTATTTGCAGAATCCCGCTTAGCGCAAGCGTGACATACGGAGACCAAATTGTTATAGAAAATATTCACCCCGTACTTAACGGAGTTTATGAAATTGACTCATTGCTTTATACAAAAACTCATTTAAGAGCAGAGTGCAGAAGGACATTGCGTTAATATGGCAAAAAAACCAACAGCAACCCAGACTGTCTATAAAGCACTTGCCGCAGTAGACCCCATGATTAAAAAAATAATCTTGGCTGGAATTTATCAAATGACAGAGGCGGCAAAAGACCTTTCAGTTATTGGCTTTAATGAAACAAAAAAATTGATTGCACATAAAGGAAGTTATAAACCATATAGAAAAAAAAGCAAAGAAAGAATGTCTTCTCAACCGGGTCAGCCGCCATCAGCAGAACAAGGCGAAGACCTAGAGCCAAGCATTTACCAATCGGTTATTACTAAGCCTAATCAAAACCCCGCCGTAGCAGAATTTGGTAGCACCGCGCCATTTGCTAGAACTCTTGAATTCGGAAATACTAAAATTCAAGCACGACCATTCATCTTGCCGGCAAGACAAAAAGTAGCAAATGTCGCTCACTCAAACGTGTCAAGACATTTGCAGATTGCGTACACTAGAAAAATCAAAGCCCTAAAAGGGACAGTGACTACTGTCAATATGGATATCTAATGGCATCCACGGGTGGAGCCATTCGTACGACTCTTGTCGATGCGTCAATTGCTGGTGTCTCTAACCGCGTATTTAGAGATATTGCGCCACCGGAAACCCAGTACCCGTATATAACAATCAGTGACGAAATTACAAATCAGCCATCTTTGCTCGGCGACAAGCGGGTTCTGGCCAGAACTAGGCAGTTAAGAGTTAATCTTTGGCAGATAAGAGCCAGCGAAAACGTAACTCTTGTGGACGATGTTGTCAGCGCTCTTGACTCAATAAACATAGTCGCAAATCAAACCGTGTTAAGGGTACGCGTATTTGACATCCAAAGACTTTTTGATTCAGAAGATGATACTATTCTGCACGCTATAACCCTAAACGTAACACAAAAGGCGCAATAATGGCATTTACACCGATAACAGTAACCGGCGAACTTTTATCTTCTACCGGAGAGCCAGGAATTGGGCGCGTTACGTTTTTAGCAACATCGGCGATGCGTCAGCCAGCAGAAAATACGACAATTGTCCCAACGGAAATAACAGCAACATTAAGCGCATCTGGGAGTTTTTCCGTAGTTCTTTATGCGACAAATGATACAGGAACTGTCCCTCAAGGGGTTTCCTATGAAGTAACAGAACGAGTCAGAGGCGCTGCGCTAAATAAGTATTTTATTTCTATCGACAAAGACGCTATTGGCGGAACTGTAGATTTGGCAGATTTGGTCCCCAATATTGACCCAATTGTACAGATTAACTATGCGACAGTTGAGTATGTCGATGACGCGGTAGGCGGAGTCAATAGTGCAGCAGAAATTTCCTTTAGCCCCACATCAGAAATAACGGCGGTTACTGTTCAGGGAGCCATCGCAGAACTCCGTGAAAAGTCCAGATTTGTTCATAATCAAGCAAGTGCTTCAACAACTTGGAGCATTACTCACAATATGAAGTTTTTCCCAAACGTAAGCATTGTCGATACAGCCCTATCAAAGGTAATTGGAGAAGTCGTTTATACTTCTGAAAACGCCCTTACGGTGACCTTCTCACAATCGTTCGCTGGAAAGGCGTATCTTTCTTAGGATGCAATTCTGGAGGTAAAAAACATGAAATTTGTAACAAACTTAAATCTTAATCAGAACGAACTCCAGAACGGTAAGTTCCAGGTCGTCGCGTCTGACCCAAGCACAGGCAACTTTGAAGGTCGCCTCATTTACAACTCTACTGAAAAAACCATTAAGTATTATGATGGTACTGCTTGGAAAAAAGCAATTGTTTCTGTTGCGGCGGGCGGCTCTGCTTCTGCGGCCTTAACAATTAATGAGTCGAACGGCTCGATTACAATAACCCCGAATCTCGCTACATCGTCCAACGCTGGAGTTATGTCCACGTCGGATAAATCAAAACTTGACGATGCGACAGCGGACGCAACACCAAGCAAATTGGTTATTCGTGATGCCAGTGGAAACTTCAAGGCCGCCACACCAACCGACTCTGCTCATGTAGCCACAAAGGGATATGTAGATTCCGCACGCTCCGGTCTTGATGTTAAACAATCAGTAAGGGCTGCAACAACCGCGCCTGTACTTCTTGCTTCTGGTCTCGAGAACGGAGATACAGTTGACGGAGTTGTACTCGCAACCGGTGACCGTGTCCTTGTCAAAGACCAAAGCAGTGGTTCTGAAAACGGTATTTATGTTGTTCAGGCATCTGGCGCTGCTGTCCGAGCGGAAGATTTTGACTCTTCTGCTGAAGTAACTGCTGGGGCATTTACGTTCGTTGAAGAAGGAACAACAAACGGAGACACTGGTTTTGTTCTTACGACAAATGACACAATAACTCTTGGAACAACCGCACTCACATTTACTCAGTTTTCTGGCACGGGACAGATTACCGCAGGTGATGGACTTTCAAAAGATGGAGCAACACTTAACGTAAATGTTGACAACTTAAGTATTGAAATTTCGTCAGATGCTTTGCGAATTGCGTCTGGCGCTGCCGGCAATGGTCTTTCTGCTTCAGTTGGTGTTTTAAGCGTAAATACAGCCGCCAATGGTGGTCTTGAAATTTCAAGCGATGATTTGCAAATCAAGATTGACTCTGGTGTTTCTGGTCTAACAACAACATCAAATGGTCTTGCTCTTAGTGCTTCCATTGCTGGTGACGGTCTTACATTCACCAATGGTGTTCTAAGTCGCAACGTAATCGACCTTGCTCAGGGTTCAGATGACACAACCGGAACATTGCCGATTGACCAAGGTGGTACCGGACAAACATCTGCATCTGCTGCTCGTGACGCACTTGCGCTCACTTCTTCTTCTGGGGCGAACACAAGCACTCCAACTCTTGCTCGTATCGCAAACAGGGTTATTGGAGATGGAACGAATACCTCTTACACTGTTACACACAACTTCAATACACGTGCGGTTATGGTTCAAGTGTACGATTCTTCTAATTACGACACAGTTATTGCGGATGTTGTAAGGACAACAGCGGACAGCGTTACAGTTTCGTTCTCCGTTGCACCTTCTTCAAGCGCCTACACGGTTGTCGTAACCGGATAAGCAATATTCATAGCACCTTGAGGGGTGCGAACGATAAGAAAACAGTTGAGGCTGGATTCAAATGACGAGATTTGTAGGAACCCCGCTACGCGGGATTGAGTTTAGTAGCGTAAGCGATGAGGCTATTTCGGCGCGCGTAAATCTTGATGCTCATCCCCGAATCCGGATTGATGCTGGTGGACGTCTTACTTGGGCATCTGGCTCAGCGGCTGGAGATACAAATCTTTATCGAATTTCTGCAAATACTCTGTATACAGATGATGTATTTCAAGCGGCTCTAGGGTTAATCACTCTTACAACAAATGGAACTCCAAGTTCTATTTTGTCGGACGGCGCATTGGCCGTTGACACTACAAACAATAAATTTTATTTTAGGTCAAGTTCCCAGTGGCAAGAAGTATCCACGGGCGCCGGAGGCTTATTATCAGGTGATGTTAATGGTGGTATTCTTTCTCCTGAGATTCATGAAGCAGAAGTAACAAACTATGTAATGGTCGGATTTGACGGAGGTACGCTGTAATGGCTGGTGCAAGGATTCAACTTAAGCGCGCCACCGCTGCTTCATGGGCGTCCAACAACCCTGTTCTTTTTGCGGGTGAAATTGGTCTTGAAACTGACACCAATAAATTCAAGATTGGCGACGGCACCACTGCATTCAATTCGTTGTCGTATTTTAACGGCAACCTTACTGGTTCAAGCCTCAATGACCTTGCTGATGTAACAATTGTTTCTGCATCTAATGGCGATTTCCTTCGCTGGAACGGAACCGCATGGATTAATGATGCCGTAAATCTTTCGACCGACACCGTCGGTAACTATATGGTCAATGTGGCTGGCGGCACCGGTGTAACGATTACCCACACGCCTGGCGAAGGCTCAACAGCATCTGTTGCAATCGGTCAAGATGTCGCTACTAGCGCCTCGGTTACTTTTGCTCATGTTGCCGCAGATGTAACGGGAAATCTGACTGGCGATGTAACTGGAAATGCCGACACGGCAAGCGAATTAGAGACGGCTCGCACAATCAGCCTTGCAGGAGATTTGTCTGGCTCTGCTTCTTTTGATGGTTCAACGAACGTAACAATTACCGCAACAGTACAGCCAAACTCGGTTTCTCTAGGAACCGACACAACTGGCAATTATATGTCAGACCTTACGCAGGGAACTGGTGTGTCGATTACACATACTCCAGGCGAAGGTTCAAATGCAACCATTGCAATCGGTCAAGCAGTTGGAACATCCTCTTCTGTTCAGTTCGCATCCGTCACTGCTCCTCTGACAGGAAATGCATCAACGGCTACAGCCCTTGAAACTGCCCGTAATATTTCGCTAACTGGGGATGTGTCTGGCTCGGTTTCTTTCAATGGAACATCAGATGTTTCAATCTCTGCCACGGTTCAGCCAAATAGCGTCGCTCTTGGAACTGACACCACTGGCAACTACATGTCCGACCTCACACAAGGTACTGGCGTTACAATTACGCACACACCTGGAGAGGGTTCAAACGCCACGATTGCAATCGGACAGGCTGTCGCAACTTCATCATCGGTTACTTTTGCTCAAGTTTCTGCACCAGTCACTGGAAATTTAACAGGAAACGCATCAACAGCAACAACCCTTGAAACTGGAAGAACGATTTCGCTTAGCGGAGATGTTAGCGGCTCCGTATCTTTTGACGGCTCTGCAGATGCAACAATCTCGGCAATCATTCAGCCAAACTCTGTCGCGCTTGGTACTGATACAACTGGCAACTATGTAAACGACATA